GCCGACGCGCAAACGCACGAAAGGCAACATGACGACAAGGCAACATGACGACGCTGATGGTGCCGCCCGTTGACGGCCATTGTCCAACACTCGGCCCGCAAGTCGCGCAGTGGATCGAGGCGAATCTCGTCTTTGGCCCCGGCGATTTGCGCGGCCTGCCCGCCAAACTGGACGCCGAAAAGCGGGCGCTCATTTACCGTATGTATGAGGTGTACCCGCAAGGACATCCGAACGCGGGGCGACGCCGGTTCAAGCGGGTGGCGTTATCGCTCCGAAAGGGTAGTGCCAAAACGGAGCTGGCGGCCTGGATTGTCGCCGTGGAGCTACACCCGGAAGGGCCGGTCAGGTGTGATGGCTTCGATGCGCAGGGGCGGCCGGTCGGCGTCGGCGTTACCGATCCGTACATCCCGCTGGTCGCGTACACCGAAGAACAGTCCGACGAACTGTGCTACGGGGCCTTGCGGACGATCCTGACCTATAGCCAGGTCGCAGACGACTTTGACATCGGGCTAGAGCGCATTATGCGCATCGGCGGCGACGGCAAGGCCGTGAGCTTGGCGACGGCGCCCGATGCCCGTGACGGGGCGCGCACGACGTTTCAGGTGTTCGACGAGTCGCACAGATTGGTGATGCCGCGCCAGAAGCAGGCGCATCGCACCATGCTGGCGAACATCCCCAAGCGCAAGCTGTCGGATGCGTGGAGCTTGGAGATCACGACGGCCTTCGCGCCGGGGGAAGGCAGCGTAGCCGAAGATACGATGGACTACGCCCGTCAGGTCGCGGGCGGCAAGGTCACGGACAGCAACCTGTTTTTCTTTCACCGCCAGGCGTCCGACGATTGCGACTTGGACACACCGGAAGGCGTGCGGGCCGCGGTGCTCGAAGCATCGGGGGCGGTGGCGGAATGGAGCGACATTGACGGCATCGTAGCGCAGTTTGCCGATCCGACCGCCGATAGAACCTACCTGGAGCGCGTGTGGCTGAATCGCTTGGTACGCTCGGCCGACCGGGCCTTCGATGCCGAACGCTGGAAGACGTTAGCGCAACCGCATGACGTACCCGACGGGACGCAGATCACACTCGGCTTTGACGGCAGCCGCTACAACGACGCGACGGGCCTCGTCGCCACCGATATTCAGAGCGGCTATCAGTGGGTGCTTGGGGTTTGGGAACGTCCGCAGAACGTCACAACCTGGGAAGTTCCCGTCGAGGAAGTGGACGCCGCGGTAACGGCGGCTTTCGAGCGGTGGGAAGTGTGGCGCATGTATGCCGATCCGCCGTATTGGGAGACGTGGGTCGCGCAGTGGGCCGGGCGCTACGGTGACGAGCGGGTGCTCAGCTGGTGGACGAATCGCCCGAAGCCGATGGCCTACGCGTTGAAAAGCATGGTCAACGCGATTGCGTCCGGCGAGTTGACGCATGACGGCAGCCCGGCCTATGCTCGGCACATCGGTAACGCCGTCCGCAAGATATTGGCGATGCGTGACGAATTGGGTGTGCCGCTGTGGACGATCTACAAAGAGCGGCCCGACAGCCCGCATAAGATAGACTTGGCTGTGGCGGGTACGCTCTCCTGGGAAGCCCGCTGTGATGCGTTGACGGCGGGGGTAAGCGGCGGGTCGGTGTATGAGGGCCGCGGTATCATCACGCTGTAGGGGGCGCACATGGCAGACGAGACAAATGGCTTTGTGCCCGTGTATGAGCCGGGAAGTGGTAAGCTGCTCTTGCGCTTTGATCCGACTCGTGATAAAGTAGAAATACAGCGGCGGGGTGTCAAGACGCTGATTGACTTGCAGAAGATCAAGCAGGAACGCGACCGCAAGGACAACGCGCCTGAGTAACACATAATCGCAGACGGGCAGAGCGCCACGAGCGCCAGGGCTTTCGAGCTTTGGCGCTTTTTGTTTTGGGGTAGGCATGCGCAACATCACTCTAGCAGACGGATTCGCGGTCATCGGGCTACTCCTGCTCTTTGCGGGGCTGGCGGGCTATGACTGGCGTTTGTCCCTGTGCGTGACGGGCGGCCTGCTGCTCGTTGCAGGCGCGTTCGGGATTGTGAGGGGCGCATGAGCATTTTCCGCCGCGCGCTATGGGGTGACAGTCGGCGCACCATGACGTTAGCCGAGCTTGACAACTGGCTGGACACGGCGCAATACGGCGGCGGCAAAGCCTCCGACACCGGGCTGTGGATTGATCCATCCACGGCCATGACGAGCGCCGTCGTGTATGCGTGCGTCAACGTGCTGGCCCAGACCATCGGCGCGTTACCGCTGATTGTCTATCGGCGCCTGCCCAACGGCGGCAAGGAACGCGCGCCCGAACACCGGCTATACAACATTCTGCACGACGCGGCCAATTCCGAAATGACCGCCTACGAGTTGCGGGCCTGTCTGGTGGGGCATCAGTGCTTGTGGGGTAACGCTTACTGCGAGATCGAGCGCAGCGACGCCGGGGTAAAAGGTCTTTGGCCGCTACGTCCGGATCGCATGACGCCCGCCCGTGATGCCGACAATCGGCTGGTGTATGACTACCGTCTGCCATCTGGCGAGTTGAAACGCTTTCAGTTCTCACAGATCATGCACTGGCGGGGGCTGTCCTCGAACGGCATCATCGGCTATTCGCCCATCCGCCAAGCCGCCGAAAGCGTGGGGCTTGACCTCGCGACGCGCAAAGCCGGGGCCACCTTCTTCGGCAACGACTCGCGACCGGGTGGCGTGTTGCGGCATCCCGGCAAGCTGAGCAAGGACGGGGCCAGCCGCCTCAAAGACTCTTGGGAGTCCCTACACAAGGGCCTTGACCAACGCCAGCGCGTCGCCGTGCTTGAAGAGGGTGTGGAGTGGCAACAGATTGGCATCCCGCCCGAAGAGGCGCAGTTTTTGGAAACGCGCAAATATGGGCGCTCGGAAATTGCCGGGCTGTATCGCGTGCCGCTGCACATGATAAACGATCTGGACAGGGCGACTTTCAGCAACGTTGAACATATCGCGCTGGAATTTGTAAAATTCACCCTGATGCCGTGGCTTATCCAGATCGAGCAAGCCATCAAGCGCGATTTGTTTGGCATCTCCGAGGGCAAGCGCGCCCATTTTGCCGAGCACCTGGTAGAAGGCTTGCTGCGGGGTGACTCACAGGGCCGGGCCGCGTACCTGCAAACCATGCGGATGAACGGGGCCTTGAACGCCGACGAATGGCGCGAACTGGACAACCTAAATCCGATTCCGGGCGGTAAGGGCCAGGTCTTCTGGCAGCCGGCGAATATGCTGGAGTTGGGCGACAAGCCTGCGCCAGCCCCCACGCCTGCGCCGGGGCCAGCAGACGACACCGCAGACGAAGACGCCGATAGCGCAGACGCAGATGAGGACATGGACGATAGCGACAATGACGAGGGTCGCACGTCCGTGAGGTACTCTCCAGATCAGCCACGGGGGAAGGACGGGAAGTGGGTGTATTCTGGCGGTGAGGCAAAGGTAAGCGCCTTAGTAAATGATCCATCTTTTTACAATCGGAGTACTGAGAAATCCTATATATATGCGGATGATGGTTCCCTGATAAAGGAAATTGAGGGGGGAGAGGATGGGATTAACCTGTCCGGGGTTATGAAAACAGATACGCAAAACGCTCATTTTGTTCATAATCATCCGGCGAGTGATTTAGCGTCTGATACCTGGACTTTTTCAGATTTGGATATTGAGACCGCCGTTGATGGCAACTTCTCTACCATGACCGCAACTGGAAAATATCGAACATATACTATGACGCGACCTCCCGACGGTTGGCCCAATCATCAAGCCACGATGAAAGCAACTCAAACGCATCTCAAGGTTAGCGACAAATACATGAAGGATTTTCTACATTTTCGGGATGGGCTGTCCTTCGGTGATTCTCCAGAAACACTGAATAGAGCCGCTAAGAAATTTTGGAAAGCCTATGCCGAGAAATCCGGGGCCACGTATACGGAAGCCAAGCGAAAATAAGGACGTAGCCGATGAAACCGAACCAGCAACTTGACGGGATTGAGCGCCGCGACATGGCGCTAGAGTTTGCGCTGCGCACGAGCGAAGCCACGGGCGCGCCGATTGTGGACGGCTACGCGGCGGTCTTCAACTCGCTGTCCGAAGTGCTTTTTGAGTGGGACAACGGGCGCTTCCGGGAGCAGGTCGCGCCGGGCGCGTTCGCCAAGACGCTGCGCGAGCAGAACATCCCGCTGCTGGTCGAGCACGCTCAGTTGCCGCTTGCCACGACGCGCGCCGGTACACTGAGACTGAGCGAAGACAGCCACGGCTTGCACTTCATGTCGGAGTTGGAGCCGACCGATCCCGACGTGCAACGGCTGATCCCGAAGATGCGCCGGGGCGACTTGAACCGCTGTTCGTTCGGCTTTGTCCAGGTGCGCCAGTCCTGGGATGACAAAGCACGCCCGCGCCTGCGTACGTTGCACGAGGTCAAGCTGATTGACGTGTCTATCGTCGCCCGGCCTGCCTATCCCGCCACGGAAGCCAAAGTCCGTAAGGCGCTGGCCGACGATGGCCTTGACGCCGAACTCATCACAGAAATGCTGGTACGTCTGCGGCAAGGCTTACCGCTTGACGACACCGATACGCAACTGATGCGCCGTTTGGTGGATACCTGCCAACGGCACTTGCCAGATACCACGGTCACGACTGCGGAGCTTGCGCCGTCTGCGAGACACCCAAGCAACGCGCCGCCGACCATGCCCGCCGCCGCGCCGAACGTCACAGTTCACCCGCTGGCCTGGTATCAAGAACGCCTGAGCAAACTAGGAGTCTAACATGGAACTCGAAAAGATGCGCGCTGAGCGCAAAGAATTTCGTGAGCAAGCCCGGCGCATCGTCGCTGTGGCTGACGACGAAAAGCGTGAGCT